ACTAATCCAATCATATATATGATTATTAGCTGAAACTAGATAATTAAATCCATCATCAGTAACGTGTGCTGATTGCAATAATGCTAAAGTAGCATAAGTATTTCTAGGCGAACCACTTATTGCGGTAGCAATTGCACTTGTATTTGAATTAATTTGTGTCGAATTAGTTGCCAATTCTCCGTTAATCGTATTTATTGAATTTACATTATTTGTATTTAAACCATCTACATAAGTCTTGTCAGCTTTATTATTTATGCCTGTAACTATAGCCAAAGCATTTGTTAAAGCAGTAAATTCAGACGTGCTTTGTATAGCTACATCATCACGAATTACATCTGTTACTGTAAAATTAAAAGTAACAGATGTAAGTAATTCTCCTGCTGTACCGTAAATTGTTATTTCTGCAGCTACAATCCCAACACAACTTACTGCTTGCGTAGTTAGTAAACAACTAATTTTATTATTTATAACTCCGTCTAAAATACAATTACTAAATACTTTTGTGTTATCTACCTTTGAAAAATATATTTTTGTAGTAGTACCTGTTAGATTATAAGCCACTGAATTATTAAAAATATTTACAGTGAATTTATGACTATTTGTATCATTCTTTTTAATACAAATAGAGTTATTTATATTAATTTTATTTTCTAAGTCTATGTTTATTATATGGTTAATAGCATTTATCATGTTGTAAAACCTCCATGTTATTTAAATTATTGTAACCCAATCAATTCCATTTTTACATGCTTTAAAGTTAGTTCCATCAAAATATATCGTCCCAGCCTCTGCAGTTGGGGGCACTGCTAAAATAGGCAATTTTAATTTATCATTTACAAGATTTAATTTATTCCATGCGGTGCCATCACCACAAAATTTAAAATCAACTCCATCAAAATAAATTCTTCCAGCTATAGCCGTTGGTGGATTTGGATCATTTGCTGTTATTGGTCTTGGTTGCAATTTTAAAGTATTGCCTACATTAACATCACTTGTAGTAGTTATGCTAGTTTCTATTGATACGTCTGTTGCTTTAATTATAAGCTTCTTATTTGCTGCAATTTCTATAAAATCGCTAGAATATAACCTTATATAGCTGTTTGTGCCAGCAGTATTCAATTCAATAGGGCTTTCATTGCCTGTCGTAAGCATGCCAATATGACTGCCCACTCCAGCAGTAGTAAATTCTGACGAACTGTTATCACCATCAGTCCATAAATTTATATGACTATTGGCCTTAGAAGTCCATAAATTTAAAGGGCTTCCTTCACCGTCAGTCCATAAATTCAAAGAATTATAATCTTTTAATGTGAACAAATTCAATCCGCTTGATAACCCTGTTATGCTGTCGCTAACAATTATATTCTTTGTTACTATGTTTTGAGACAAACTATCAACTTTATCACTAACATTGTGTACATCAATTATTAAATTTTGAGATATATTTGCAATTTGCAAACCTACATCTTCAACAACAACTTCTACTTTTTGCGCTAGACTATCTACCTTTGCTCCCACACTATTAATGGAGGTTGCAATATTTGCTTTAAAATCTCCTAACTCTGTACCTTCAAGTCTGCCTGTTAAAATATTTTTCTTTGTTTTTATAACTTTTTGCTTTAAGTTTATATTTAGTTTGCTATGTTTAATAGTTACAATGTCGCCTAACTCTGCTTTTTGAAGCATACTATAATTTTTATATTCTTCTGTTTTTTCTAGTTCAACTAAATTAATCTTATAGTTAGATTTAGGTATATCTATTTTGCTAGTTAGCATTTGTTGTTGTGTTGATTCTCTTAATAAAACTATGGCCATTTCTTCTGTAATTCCATTTTCTACACTTACTCCAATGTTGCTAAATTCAACCATTTTTATTATTGGATGTGGATAATTATTAATATATTGACTATCTACATAGCGTTCGGGTAGTAACAACTCATTAGCACCTTTAGGCATCATTCTAGTGCATACGCTATCCATATCAAGTGTTTCCTCGATACCCTCTATATTTTTACCATAGGATATTAAAAATCCTTTATCGGACCCTCTAGCGTTTAAAAGTTGAATATCAAAATTATTTCTTACAATTTCACCGCCCCAATTATTTATAATCCCATCTGCGCCCATTATGGCTTCTACAGGATTTTTGCGTATAAAATATCTTGTGTTAGGACCTTCTACGTTGCCACCGCAAGTAAATGGATGCATGTACTGGGTATTATATAATACCCAGTACAAAGCATCTGCTCCGCCTAAATTTGTGGGTCTAACATCTTCTAAAAAATTATTAAGTAGGTCATAAAATATATGACGAGCGTATATTTTTATACCCTTTAAAGTTTTAGCTTTACGATAAACTCTAAATAATTGGCCATCTGCTTTGATTATGTTCCCTTCTAAAAGTTCTTTCCATTTACCACGTTCATCAATTGGATGTTCAATCGTAGCTTCATATGTTCCGTTTAATTCTTCTTCAATAGTGCATGAAATACATTCATTGAGGACCACTAAACCATTATTATTAAAATCTATACATTTACTATCATATACACTAATCATCAAATCCACCGCCAGTTTGTTAAAATTTCTACCTTAGTAACTGCTCCGTTCCAACTTATTATATTATTGCCTTTGATAAGTTCTGGAAACTCGCCATTCATGCTATTATTAAAAAGCAGTGTGTCCTTGTAGGCATCAACCAATTCACTGTTAATTGTCACATATCCGCTAACATTTGTAAGATTTACTACATTACTATTTACGTTTAAGTTTATATTTCCGTTCCCATAAATTTTTATTATAGGTTTGCTACTTGTATTGGTTGGATTAAATATTGTTTGCGCAATAGTTAAAATTATCGGATCATTTTCAACAGAATACTTATGAGGTTGGCAATCAAATTGTATTATTAATTTGTGGAAAGTTGCTGCTATTTTTTCAAAAGGTACCTGATTTATTATTGTAGCTTTATAAATTTTGTCTGGTTCATTGGAGAATATAACATCTGCGGAACCATCAAGCCAGCTACATATAAAATCAATATCTTCTGAATTAAAAATAGTACATTCTACTGGTTTTACTATGCTTTTATATGTTCCGTTGTCTTGTGTTAAAAATCCGTCTCTACCTTCTACTTCAATTTTTTTTATGTCTTTTTGTGCTTTTATAACAGGAGGTAGTTTATTAACCATTAAGTAATCTTCGCTTGAAATATTATTGAAAATAAAATAAGCTTGTTTCAATTTATATACTACCTCCCAATTGTTTTTGCTTCATAAAAAAAGCTAACTCAGTAGCTAAATTTTCTATGTCCATTCCATTGTTTATATTTACATTGTCTGCGTGTAACAAATTTCCTATGTTGCTCCCAGCCCCTTTAATTTCACTTCTTACAATTTCTCTTAAGTCATCCAATGCTCCAACAAATTCAGGCCGCTTTTCGCCTACTCCGATTATGTTAGGAGTGTTGAAAATACCGCCTTTATCATACCAATCAACGCCCAATGAAGGCACCTTTGGAGGTGCTAAGCTAAAACTACCTTTCAGCGAAAAATGTGGTAAGTCAATATGGGGTAATTTAAATAACAAACCAGTGAAAAAACCTTTCATTGCATTGACTGCGTTGCTTACAGTGTTTTTTGCAGTATCAATGGGTCCAGTTATCGCATTTTTAATATTATTAAAGATTCCAGATACCACAGAATAAATACCACTAAATACATTTCTTATGGTTCCGCTAATTGAATTTACAATGTTTGATACTACGCTATATATGCTATTCCAAACGTTGCTTACAACCGTCTTAATGCTGTTAAATATATTTGAAATAAAGCTGTAAACTGAGTTGAAGATTGATACAATAAAATTATAAACGCCACTTACTACGCTCCTTGTAATAGACGATATTCCACTCCAAATCATAGTTATAAAAGCCTTTATATTATTAAAGATTCCTGTTAAAAAGTTCATCATACCTGTCCAAATATTATTCGTCGTGGCCACTGTAGCAGAGGTAGTTGTTGTAAAAAAGCTTGTAATACTTGTCCATACGTTTCTTATCACTTGTGCTATGCTGTTAAATACTGTTGTAATTAATCCTGCTATAGCGTTCCATACACTAGTAAATATATTTTTAATTATAGTGAACACAAAAGTAAAGAATGCTACAATACCGTTCCATATTGACATAATAGTTCCACCTATTTTACTCCAAATAGCCTGCATTATTGATACTATTATATTTAATTCTGTTCGGATAATTGAACTAATCAACAACCAAGCACCAGATATAATAGTTTTAATAATCAGCATTGCAAAAGTTATAATATGGCCAATGAATGTAAATACTATGGTTATGACGTTTTTAATTTCATTAAGTTTATTAGCAATTTCGTCTTTAATCTGCTGTACTTTATCAGTGATTCCTGTTTTTATTTCAGTAAATTTATTGACTATACCAGTTTTTATTTCGGTAACTTTATTGACTACATTGTTTTTTATTTCAGTAAATTTATTAACAATATCATTTTTAAATTCTGTTAATTTAGCTTTAATTGTGTCCCAATTTTTATAAAGCAACATTCCGATTAATATTAATGCGCCTATGGCCAAAATAATTAATCCTATTGGGCTTGTTAAAAATACAAAAGCAGTTCCTAATCCAGTAGTTATACCTGTTGCTATTCCTGCTATTGTGCCCCATAGCGTTAATCCACTTGCTAATAATGCTTGTTGTATATTAAAAGCTATTACCAATAATGTAACAGTACCTATTACAACTCCTATAGTTGTTAAAAGAGTTGAATTTTTTTCTATCCATTGTGGTAAATTCATCATTTTATCTATAATTGCTTGTAATTTTGGCATTAATCCAGCTAAAGATTCACCTACGCTACCCATTACCGCAGTTTTTAAATTATCCATTGTATCGCCAAATTTATCAAGTCCAGCGACTGCTTCATTTGACATTACAGCACCATTTTTCTTAGCTTCATCAGATAATCTATTTAATTCAGTTCCACCAGCTTTGATAAGTGGATTCATTTCCATAGCAGACTTACCAAATAATTTCATGCTTAAAGCATCTCGTTCGGTTTCATTTCCTACTTTATTAAGTGCGGTAAACGCTTCACCCATTACATCCTTAGCATTTTTTAAATGTCCGTTTCCATCATTTACAGATATACCAAGTGTTTTAAAAGCCTCTGCCTGTGCTCCTGTCCCACCTTTAGCCGCATCCATACTCTTAGTAAGTTTAGCTTGTGCGCCAGTTATTACATCAAGCTCAACGCCTAAATTACTGCCAGCATATTTAAGTTCTTGTAGTCTCTCTGCGCTCAATCCTGTTACATCTGCTTGTCTTTGTAATTCATCCGCACTGCTTAATGCAGCAATTCCAAGGCCAACGAGTGCTGCTGTTCCTGCTATTGCTACTCCTGCGACTGCTGTACCTA